AAAACAGAAAATACTTGATAATAGAGAACTAATGTTCTATAATATAGAGGGAGGGATACTATGGAAGAAAGAAAAAAAGAAGAGATTCTAAAAGAAATTTTTACTCTCTTAGAACCTCTCCCTAAATTAAAATTAATAAAGATTTTAGTTTACGTCAAAGTACTGTTTTACTCCTGAGTCGAAGCTAAAAAATCTATTAATTTGCTGACGGTCAACTTGTTTTCCTCATTAAGTTGACCGTATCTTTTCAAAAGGTTGGCTTCTTGCGTTGCTTTCAAAATGACAGAGTTTTCAGTTTCGTCCTTGTCTTCCTCGTCCCAACCCGTAAGCGTTGCTGGGGCAATGCTTAAAGCGTCAGCAATTTTTTTAATCATTTCGGCATCTACACGCTTGATACTTCCAGCTTCATACTTCTGCACAGTAGCCTCGGTTATTCCTATTTTCCCACCAAGTTCCCTGAGCGTCATTCTTTTCTTTTCCCTGTAAAACCTAATGTTATTTCCAACCTTTGTTGTAAAATCGCTCATTTCTTAATTCACCTCCTTTCGTATATATACTATCATATTATGAAAGAAAATCAATACAAAAATAAAAAAAACTTTCACAATATGCTTGACAACTTTCAGAATATGATATATAATCTATCATGTAAGGAAAAACAAAGCACCGAAAACCGAAAGGAGGCGCAAGATGAATCTTTCCAAGTTAAGAGGAATGATTGCGGAAAAAGGGCAGACTTATAAAGGATGTGCTGCCGCAATTCATGTTAGCCCACAGACATTTACAAAAAAAATGCGCGGCGCGACAATATTCGACATTGAAGAGGCTAATAATTTAGGTGATTTTCTTGAAATGACAGGAAAGGAAAAAATAGATATTTTTTTATCCTAAAACTATCATGATAAGAAAGTGATTTATCATAATAAGAAAGGATGGTGACTAGATGAAAAATATTCAAATCTTCGAAAACAATGAGTTCGGTTCAATTCGGACTCAGATAATTAATGACGAACCGTACTTCTGCTTAGCGGATGTTTGCCACGCATTGGACCTTGAACAACCTAGCAGAGTCAAATCAAGATTAAAACCCGATGGGGTTACTACTGGTATGGTCATCGACAGCGTAGGCAGGAGACAAAATGCAAACTTTGTGAACGAACTCAATCTTTACAAAGTAATCTTCCAGAGCCGCAAAGAAAGTGCAGAACGCTTTACCGACTGGGTAGCCGGAGAAGTTCTCCCATCCATCAGAAGGACGGGCGGTTATCAGAAACCCGCAACAATAGCGGAGCAGATAGGCTTACTCGCCACAGGCTACGGAGACCACGAAGACCGTATTAAGAACCTTGAGAGCAACATGGTAATTGACTATGGACAACAGCAGACATTGCGACAGCACGTCAATAAAGCCGTTTTAAACGCATTAGGCGGCAAGGACACAGAAGCATATGCATACATCAGTAAAGTTGTATTTGCAGAGTGCAACAGGGATTTACAAGACAGATTTAAAGTTAACAGCCGGAACAACATCCCTCGCAAACGCTATGAGGAAGCTATTGACTATGTAGACAACTGGGAACCGAAAACAAACACAAAGTTGAGAATTGACGAATATAACCGTCAACAGAGATTTGAGGTGTAAAGATGAACACGTTAGGAGAAAAACTAAGAAGATTAAGAAAGGCGCAAGGGCTTACACAAGGAGAATTAGCCGAGAAAGTCGGTGTTGGTATTAATACAATAGTTAGATATGAAACTGGTAAAAATTCTCCAAAAGTGGAAATCTTGGAACTTATCACTAAGGAGCTGGGTGCGAAAATAGTTGTGATACCCGAAAAGGAGTTAGGGGGTGAATAAAAAATGAATGAACCTCCGAGACCAGAGTATGTTGCTAGACTACTCTACACCCTTTTAGGACGACAACAAGGTGTAGAGTATGACAAAGTATTCTACACTGATAAAGACGGTGTAGAGCATGAGGTAAAAAAGGAAGAGCCCTACCATTAAGCTCTTACGATAAATCATACAAGTAAATCATACAAAAGACTTGGCAATTTGTCAAGATGGGAGGTAGACATGGCAGTAATGAGAATAAATAAAACGACAGACTACACCGTTATGTCGAATTATCATTTTAGAGAAAAGGATATGTCTTTAAAAGCAAAAGGCTTGCTGAGTCTTATGCTTAGTTTACCGGAAGACTGGGACTTTACAGTTAAAGGACTGGCAAATTTGAATAAAGACGGCGTAGACGGCGTAAGAGCCGCATTAGAAGAGTTAAAAACGTTCGGATACCTGAGAGTGACTCGTGAGAGAAACGAAAAAGGACAGGTAAGCGGCACAGTTTACGACATTTACGAAAAGCCAACACAGGAAAAACCTATATTGGAAGAACCTAAAGAGGAAAAACCTATATTGGAAAAACCAACACAGGAAAAACCTATACAGGAAAATCCAACGCAATTAAATACTAAAGGAATAAAATACTTAAATAATAAAATACTTAAGGAATCAAGTACTAAAGGAATAAAAGAGAGTGCGCGTGCGAAGAAAGAGCCGGAACAGTATTTCGAGGATGAAGAACTTAACTGCAAGTTTTTAGAATTCCTTGCTATGCGTAAGAAAATCAGAAAGCCAGTAAGAACAGACAGAGCCTTGAAAGCTTTGCTCAAAAAATTACATGAGCTGTCCGGCGGAGATTTGGGAACGATGAAAAAAATCATAGACCAGTCATTAGACAAGGAGTGGTTAGGATTCTTTGAGCTAAAAACAGGTAACGACAGCACGAAGAACATTAACGACCGACTGTACGGAGATATACAGCACTGGGCAGCACAGAAAGAACAGGAGGGGGGCGGAATGTATGACGATTTCGGAGTTTTCTAAAATCGTAGCCGCATTAAAGACCGTTTACACGGCTCCGGGATTTGTTCCCAACGAACAGGCGTTAGACATGTGGTACCGCTTGGTAGGCAAGAATAACGACTACCAGACAATAAGCGTAGCGGCGCAGATGTACATGACAACAGGAAAGTTTCCGCCAACACCGGCAGATATTTTAGAGTGTGCCAGTAAACTCAAGGCAGAAAGCAGCTACCTGAGTGAGCAGGAAGCATGGGCAACAGTGGCAAAGGCGTGCAGCAATGGGATTTACGGTTACAGAGAGGAGTTTGACAAACTGCCCCCTACGTTGCAAAAGGCAGTAGGGACGCCACAGACGCTTCACGACTGGGCGGTAGTAGATTCAGCGGACTTTCAGACGGTCATACAGTCAAATTTCCTGAGAAGCTACAGAGCAGCGTTAGAAGCACAGAAGGAGATAGACAAGTACCCACCAAAACTGCAAGAAATGATAAGAGCGGCGGGAACGATAGAGCGAAAAGAAACAGTACCAGAACTGCCCACACTGGGAGAAATAGTTGGGCGGTTAGAGCAGGATAATAAAAATTATACCCCGGAACAGTGCGAGGGAGCGTTAGGGGATTGGATAGCAGAAAAGAAAGAGAGGTTAAGTTATGGATACGATGATTAATGCAACCGGATTTCAGGCGAAGGAATACGACAACGAAGTGACAGGAAAAGGAGTGATCCCAGCGGAAGTCACGATCGCTGTCAAAGACAAAGAGGTGGCACAGGGACTGCTTGAGTTATTTAGACTGGGCGTTGAAAGAAGCAACGACATGAAAAAGATAGAGGCGTATGCCAGAGGCTACAACACTCTGAGCGAGGCTATTAAAGAGGCATGGGGGACAGGAAATGGAACAAGGATTTGACCAGGCTAGAGAATATTTAAATACGCAGCGACTTGAGGCGGAATATGAGTGCAGAACAGCACACAAAGCAATCAAACGAGGCGCGGCAAACTACAACGAATACGAGAGGTACGAGGAGGAATTAGAGCGATGACATTATACGAGATTGACAGTGCAATCATGGATTGCGTAGACGAGGAGACAGGAGAAATTATTGACCTTGAAAAACTTGAGGCTCTCAACATCGAGAGAGACAAAAAGGTGGAGGGAATCGCGCTGGCAGTAAAGAATTACGCCGCAGAAGCAAAGGCAATCAAAGAGGAGGAAGAAAAGCTTGCGAAACGCCGTAGAAGTTGCGAGAACGCCGCACAGAGGTGTAAGGACTATCTGTCCCATGCTCTTGACGGAGAAAAGCTCAAAACGGCAAGAGTAAGCGTATTCTACAAGAGTAACGAGTCTGTGACTATTGACGACTTAGGCAGTCTGTCAGAGGAATACATCAGGATTCCAGAACCACAGGCGGACAAGACAGCGATTAAAAAGGCGATTAAAGCCGGGAAAGAGGTCGCAGGGGCGCATCTCGAGACCTCAAAGAGTGTGATTGTGAGGTAAGGGAAGATGGGAGATGTTTACACAAAGTTACAAAAAATTCAGGCAGAATTAAAGGTGCCTAAGAGTAAATACAGTGAGTATGGCGGCTATAGTTACAGGAGCTTAGAGGACATCTATGAGGCAGTAAAGCCCTTATTGGACAGGGAAGGCTTAATATTAGCCGTAAACGACGAAATTATTATGCTGGGCAACCGATTTTACATAAAGGCGACAGCAATTTTAAAAGACATAGAAAGCGATGGCAGTTTTTGTACTACAGCATACGCCAGAGAAGAAGAAAGCAAAAAAAAGATGGATGCAGCACAAGTTACCGGCTCAGCATCGAGCTATGCGAGAAAATACGCCTTAAATAGCTTATTTCTTCTGGACGACTCGAAAGACGCGGATACAGACGAATATAAACGCAACGAGGTTGTCACAGAGAAAGAAGCGAAACGGCTCTATGATCTGATGCAAAAAAAAGGAATGACGGAAGCCCAGATTAAAGAATGGGCAAGTCAAAGAGGTTTAAAATCACTGTACCAGACGACGCAACAGCAATATGCCGAAGCCATGAAGGAATTAGGACTAAAATAGCATGGATTTAACTGGAAAAATAAAAAACTTAGCAGTGGATTATTTCAGCAAAAAGATAACAGTTACTCTGGAGATCAACGAGGCGGAGCGGTTTATAAAGGGTGTGGACGAGCTGAAAAAGCTAGAAAAACTGTCCGTAATAATTAAACCGTTCCGCAAGAAAAGAAGCTTGTCGGCAAACGCCTATTTCCACGTGTTAGTCACCAAAATAGCAGAGAAAGTCGGCACGAGCAAGGCGGAAGCCAAAAATTTAATGATAGGCAGATACGGACAGCCGGAGCTGATAAAAGGGGACATAGCAGTTTTAAAAACCAATGTTCCAACCAACATCATGTACAAAAAAGAGGACATTCACACGGTTGCGATAGGACGGCGGCTAGAAAAAGGCAAAGAGGTAGTGTTTTACAGGCTCATGCGAGGTTCGCACACCTACGACAGCCGGGAAATGAGCGAGCTAATCAAAGGCACGATACAGGAAGCGGAAGACTTAGGAATTGAAACGCTAACACCAAGAGAATTGGAACAAATGTTAGGAAAATGGAAGCCAAGAAAGGAAGAAGAGAAATGAAAAAATTTGAATTAACAACAGAGTCTATTACAAACGAAGCTGGGAAAAAATTATTTAGAATTAAGGCATTAATTGATTTTGGAGACGTGAAAGCCGGAGAGCTTGGCGGATACGTAGAGAAAGAGGGAAATGTATCGCAAGACGACAATGCATGGGTTTCCGGCGATGCAGAGGTTTTCGGAAACGCAAAGGTGTCCGGCCGTGCATTGGTATTCGGCGATGCAAGGGTGTCCGACAATGCAAGGGTGTCCGACAATGCATGGGTATTCGGCCGTGCATTGGTATTCGGCGATGCAAAGGTGTCTGGCCGTGCATTGGTGTTCGGCAATGCAAGGGTGTCTGGCGATGCGTTGATTTCCGGCAATGCAAGGGTGTCTGGCGATGCATGGGTGTCCGACAATGCAGATTATGCATTAGTACAGGGCTTTGGAATAAAATTCCGCTGCACAACTTTTTATAGGGGCAAAAATAAAAAAATAATGGTTAATTGCGGATGCTTCCATGGGGATTTAGAAGAATTTAGAAAACAGGTAAAAGAAACACGAAGCGGGAAAATCGCAAAAGAATACCTGATGATTGCTGATTTAATGAAATATCATTTCGCAAGCGAGGATTCTAGCGATGAATAGCGTACTACAAACAAAAAAAGAGTGTTTTTTCTGCAAAACGACTAGAAATCTGCATAGACATCATGTCTTATATGGCAGTAGCAACAGAAAACAAGCCGAAAAGTATGGTTTTACAGTTTATTTGTGCCTGAACCACCATACCAACGGCGGCGAGGCGGTACATCGTAATCCCAACGGACCGCTAGACAGGTATCTCAAAGAACTAGCACAGAAGTACTGGGAGGAGAACAACGGAACGAGGGAAGAATTTATCAAAACATTTGGGAGGAATTACCTGTGAACAAATTTAGAAATAAAAAGATTTTTACGACAGCCGGAAAGTTTGACAGTAAAAAAGAAATGCATCGCTATTTAGAGCTTGCGGCAATGCAAGAAGCGGGAGAAATTACAGGATTAGAGCGACAGGCTAAATACATCCTTATAGGTAGCCAGAAACGAGAGGATGGCACTACAGAACGTCCCGTATCATATACAGCAGATTTCCGATACACAGACAAAGAAGGCAAGGTTGTTGTCGAGGATGTAAAATCCCCACGTACAAGAAAAAATCCGGAATATATCATCAAGAGAAAGTTAATGCTTGAACGGTATGGCATCACGATCAGGGAGGTGGCGTAATGAAAAAAACAGGAGACTCAGAAGCAAGAAAAGCGGCGGAGACGCTCAAAAAATATTGCAAAGAGCATGAATATTGCGAAAACTGTATTTTTGTAGAAGAATATGTATGCGGTTTGCTAAACATTGTACCATGCAGATGGAAAAAGCTGGACACCCTTTAGGGTTAAGGATAGATACATATTACAGCAACACGTTAACGGTTCCATGAGGAACTATATGCCATTGATTCCTCCGGATTTATTCCGGAGGGGAAAGGAAAGAAAATGAAAGTAGAAGAAATGAAAAACAGTGAAGTGAAAGACTATTTGTTAGAACATTTAGAAATAGGCACATTGTTTAGCAAATTAACGGAAAAGGCGGATGAATTATCCAAAGCCGCAACGATGCGCGCAGCAATTATAGGATTTGATTCAACCCCGGCGCAAGTGGTAAGAGCAGAGGGTATTTTGCGTAAAAATATGGTAGAAGTTATATTGATTTGTGATATACTGGCCCACAACACAGACGCGTGGGAAGACATTGAAGACGCGCAAAAAGAAACAGCGAGAAAATGGGTTGAGTTAATGATGAAGGATAAGGGGAGGTAGTAAGGTATGAGCGACAGAGAGGATAAGAAGCACATAGATGCGATAGAGCCGGATACATATATGGGTTTATCACAGCAATACATAAAAGATGAAATAAGTGATGAGGAGTTTGCGAAGCGGTGTAACCGATTGAAAAGGATACCAATAAACACCTACGTGAGCATATCAGAAAAATTTATGAAAGGCGAAATAAGCGAGGACGAATTTGTGGAGCGGTATAACCGATTGATTGAGCAGGAGGCTGAAAAGCACTGGGAACCGGTCGAACCACATGAGCATATTTAAGAGGAGAGAAAATGAAGTTTATTGATTTTTTTGCCGGAATCGGAGGGTTCCGCAGAGGCATGGAATTAGCGGGGCATGAATGTGTCGGGTTTTGCGAATTCGATAAATTTGCAACCGCAAGTTACACATCAATGCATCTGCTTACTCAGGAACAAAGAGAATTTTTGAGTAAATTGCCGTTGAAACAGCGACAAAAAGAAATACTAAAGGAGGAATACAGAAATGGAGAGTGGTACGCAAATGACATTAGAAGAGTATATGCCGGAGACATTCCAAGAGCAGATTGCTGGTGTTTTGGATTCCCATGTCAAGACATCTCAGTTGCAGGAAAGCAACTTGGGCTTCAAGGAAACCGTTCAAGCTTGTTTTTCAGAGTTATGTACCTTATCGGACAACTCGAAGAAGAAAATAGACCCACTTACCTTTTCATTGAGAACGTTAAGAATTTGCTTAGTGTTAATAGAGGATGGGATTTTGCCAGACTGCTCATTGAAATGGAGCAGAGGGGGTATGATGCAGAATGGCAGGTGCTCAACTCCAAAGATTTCGGAGTGCCACAGAACAGAGAAAGGTGTTTCATTATCGGGCATCTTAGAGGCAGAGGCTCCGCAGAAGTATTTCCTGTCGAAAGAGCAGACAGAGAAAATAGTATTCAAATAATTGGTCACAAAGACGGATACAGAAGAAATACGCAGGTATTTGCACCTGATGGAATTACAGAAGCTCTTGATACTGGTCAAGGTGGTGGGCAAGGGCATCATGTAGCATTGCCGTGTTTTATAGATTTGTGCAACAGTGGAACAGAAACAACTAGCGTTGCCAGATGCTTGCAAGCAAGATATCAAAAAGGATATGGAACGTATAAAGCGCAAAATAGCGGTATTGCAATTCCAGTTTTAACACCTGACCGAGCAGAAAAGCGTCAGAATGGACGGAGATTCAAAGAAGATGGTGAGCCGATGTTTACACTTACTGGACAGGATAGACACGGAGTGGCGATTGAACCGATTGGAGTTATTGATCCGCAGGGCAGAAAAGCGAAACGTGTTGCCCCTAAGGGTGAAGTGCCAACACTTAGAAGCCAATCGCATGGAAACGAACCTAATGTCTGCATAAAAGTAGCCGAAGCAACAAAGCAAGGCTATTCCGAGTGTAGGGTAGGCATTGATAGCGTAAATTTATCAGTTCCAGGAAGTAAAACAAGAAGAGGGCGAGTTGGACGTGATGTTGCAAATACATTAGATACCAGTTGCAATCAAGGGATTTTTGTGCAAGTTTCAGAAGAGTTGACCGTATATGCAGCCTGGTACGAAAAATACCAATGCTACATAGCTGTTAGAAGGCTGACACCGAAAGAATGCTTTAGACTGCAAGGTTGGACAGATGACTATTTTGAGAAAGCAGAGTTTGTTAATTCTGATAGTCAATTATATAAGCAAGCAGGAAACGGTGTAACTGTAAATGTAATAAAAGCTATTGCAGAAAGGATAAAAAATGAGTAATCCGAAACATGATTGGTACGGACACGCAGTAAAGCAGGTAAAAAAATACCCAGACAAATTGATCACGGAAAACACAGCTCAGTCAGCCCTATGGATGTACGCTATTAACAAGGCGATAAAACAGACCGAGAGCATGGACAATGGCGAGGACAGAATGAAAGCTGTACAGCTGGTATATTTTGAGGATAGATACACGATAGCGGGGGCGGCGGATAAGCTCGGATATGCAGAAATGACTATACGTAGATGGCTTAGTGCTTTCGCCAATTTGGCTGGGAAATATGCAGGATATTAGAGGGGGAGAATTATCTCCCTCTCTTTTTTATGTTTGTCTAACACAGCTTAAAAGATGTCGTACAATACACTTGTACGGACGAGTACTGGTAACTTTTTGTGAGACATAACCTCCTCTATCTTTTTGTGGTAAAAGTGTAAACTCTCACCCGCGTAAAAGAGAGTACGTAAGACGCCTATCCCACGGTGCCTTGCGTTCCATACAGGTTGCGGATCTACAAGTGTTTAGAGACCAGTCGCTTATTAGTCTTACCCCGGTGGCTGTTAAGGTGCAATTCCTTATACTTGTATTTAGTTGCATTATTGCAACTGGCGTAAACGATTTTTTTCATATTTTCTTTCCTTTCATATAACCCCGTAATGGATTGTTTACGGGGTTATGGTTGTATTTAGGAGGTGACCCCCAAAATGGGATAAGTAAATACCAGGAGTGGCTGACCCAAGAAGGGTTGCTCAAACTAGAGGGATGGGCACGAGATGGATGCACAGACAAAGAGATTGCGGCAAACATCGGTATTAACCCAGATACCTTGTATACATGGAAGAAAAAATTTCCAATTTTAGCCGATACCTTAAAAAAGGGAAAGGATGTTGTGGACAGGCAGGTGGAAAAAAGCCTGTTACAACGGGCGTTAGGGTACAGCTACGAGGAGACGAGTGAAAAGTACGAAGGCGGAGTAATGACGGAGCGAAAGGTTACAAAAAAGCACGTTGCGCCGGATACAACAGCACAGATATTTTGGTTAAAGAACAGGAAGCCAGAACAATGGCGAGATAAGCCGCAGTCAGAGAGCGCAAGCGACAAAGCACTGGCAAAAGCTATTGAAATCCTTGGGGGTGTCAATAGTGTCATTGACTAGCAAGCAAAGGGAATATCTGCAAGGTTGTAATCACCGTTGGAACGTAAAGACTGGGGCGACAGGCTCTGGGAAATCCTTTGTTGATTACACAATTGTAATCCCTCAACGCCTGACACATCTAAAAGGATTAGGGCTGGCTGTGATGTTGGGAAACACCAGAGGCACGCTACAACGTAACATACTTGACCCCATGCGGGAGATATGGGGCGAGGAGCTAGTTGGTGAGATACGCAGTGACAACACAGTACAGCTATTTGGCAAAAAAGTATATGCGCTAGGTGCCGACAACAAAAAGCACGTTGCAAGGATACAGGGAACGACGATTGAGTATGCTTACGGTGACGAGGTGACGACGTGGAATCAAGAAGTGTTTGAAATGTTAAAATCTCGTCTCAGAACGTCACACAGTCATTTTGATGGAACGTGCAACCCGGCGGGACCGAAGCACTGGTTTAAAGACTTTCTGGATTCCGATGCAGATATATTTCAACAGGCGTACAACATACACGATGGCTGCCTGCCTCCGGCGGTAGTGAACGAGCTAATAAAAGAGTACTCAGGGACACACAGGTATCAACGATACATACTAGGCAACTGGGCAGTAGCCGAAGGGCTTGTGTACGATATGTTTTCGGAGGAAAGACACGTCTGCAAAGCAAAGACCAGCGGAGAGATAATTGTTAGCTCTGATTTTGGTATGCAAAACGCTACCGTCTTCCTTGTATGGCAAAAAAGAGTAGATACCGGCAACTGGCACTGTATAAAAGAATACTACTATTCAGGCAGGGAGAACAACCGAATGAAACCGGTCAGCGAGCTAGTAAAAGGACTAGAGGACACGCTAAACGGGCAGAAAGATAATTTAGTCATTGTTGACCCATCCGCCGCCGCCCTCATCGTAGAGTTACGCAGTAGAGGACATAAGGTCAAAAAGGCGGATAACACTGTTAACGACGGGATAGCAGATGTTGAGACGATGTTGACACAAGACAAATTATCGTTTGACCCGTCTTGCACGCACACGATCGAGGAATTTGGTATCTATGCATGGGACCCAACAGCGGCTGACAAAGGCAGGGATGCAGTTATAAAACAGTCAGATCACGCAATGGATGCTATCAGGTATCTTGTAAAAACATTAAAACTCGTCAAGCGCAGCCAATCAAGACAATACAAATCAATTCTAGGGTGACGACAAATGTATTTATCATATCAAGATTTCATTGCCGCAAAAGACAAAGGGCAATTTATAAATCAGTTTATAAAATTCCACGAGAGTACAGGAGCATATAAAGAGGCGTTAAGGGCGGATAAGTATGACGCGCAGGAAAATGAGACCATCTTGCAGTTTCAGCGTGTTTATTACACTCTGCTAGGCCAAAAAAAGATAGATAATTTTTCGTCTAACGCACGGATATGTTCTAATTTCTTCCACAAATTAAATACACAGCGTTGTTCGTACAGTCTAGGGAACGGTGTCTTTTTTAATGACATGAGTGTTAAAAACAAGCTGGGCAAAAAGTTTGACACAAGAATCAAAGAGGCGGCATACGATGCGTTAATTCACGGTCAGTCCTTCCTTTTTTGGAATGTAGACCACGTGCACGAATTTCCTTTTACACAGTTCGCCCCGATGTGGGATGAGGACACAGGGGCGTTGATGGCAGGCATAAGATTCTGGCAGCTGGACGAACAGAAACCGTTTAAGGTTGTGTTGTACGAAATAGATGGTTATACAACCTATAGCGCAGAAAGCAAATTTGGGGAATTAAAAGAGACCGCTCCCAAACGGGCGTACAGGCAAAGAGTGGAAGTCGCTAACAATCTGGAACCAGAAATCATCGGGGAAGAAAATTATAGCAGTCTCCCCATTGTACCAATGTTTGGCAACAAGCGACACATAAGCACCCTGAGGGGGATGCAGTCAAAGATTGATGCCTACGACGCGGTGCAAAGTGGTTTTGCCAATGATCTGGACGACTGTGCGCAGATGTACTGGCTCATTTCCAATGCTGACGGTATGACAGATGACGAACTGGCGGAATTCAGGGACCGGCTCAAGTTTCAGCACATCGCAAAGGCCGAGGAAGGGCAGGTACAGGCATACACACAAGAGCCGCCGTATACCGCCAGAAAAGAGTTTCTCACGCAAATGCGGGCAGAGATTTATGAGGACTTCGGGGCGTTGGATGTACACACCATAGCCGCCGGAGCAACAAACGACCATATCGATGCGGCATATCAACCACTAGACGATAATGCGGATGATTTTGAGTACTTCGTAGGCGATGCGATCGAAAAGATTCTGGAGCTTGCAGGGATTGACGACGAACCGCAGTTTAAGCGGAACAGAATCAGCAACGAAAAAGAGCGTACAGATATGATTCTTGAGGCGGCTAATTATCTGGATGAAGAAACCATCCTGAAAAAATTACCGTTTGTTGCACCAGAGGAAGTGCCGGACATTTTGGCAAAGCTAGACGAAGAATCATATAACCGCTACACGGAGCCGCCTGAACCAGATGTGCCGGAAGATATCCCGGAAGGGGATGAATAACTATGTATCCATCCGACAAGTGGACAGAACAGGAACTGCAAAAGTTAGAAAAGCGGTTAGCAGATGTATATAAACAAGCCGGAAAGGAACTTGACGGCAAAGCAAGAAACTATTTTAAACAATTCTCCCGCCGGTACGCTAAGGAATATGCGGCATACCAGGCAGGGAAGTACACCAAGAAAGAATTTGAAGCATGGTTGATGAATCAGTATGGCAGAGGGCAGAGGTGGGAGGCGCTGCGCGAGGACATGGCGCGGAGGCTGGCGGAGTCAAATGAGATTGCCGCGGCATACATCAACGAGAAGACCCCGCTTGTGATTGCTATTAATCATAACTTTGAGGCGTACATGATTAAATCTCTTGTGCCTGATAGACAGATAAAAGAGATTGGAGATATTGCATTTAATTTGGTTGATGAGCATACAGTTAAGCGGCTGACTGTCAGAAAACAAAAGATTCTTCCGCCCCGGAGGGTACTAAAAAGCAAGGATGTACATTGGAACAAAAAGAAATTGCAAAACGCACTACTGCAAGGAATATTACAGGGCGATAGCATCAAAAAGCTTGCAGGGCGATTTCAGGACGTTACGGGAATGAATCATACTGCCGCAATCAGAAACGCCCGCACGGCGTTCACAGGAGCGCAGAACGGGGGCAGGCAGGCGGCATATGAGGAAGCCTACCAGATGGGAATTGATGTAGTTAAGCATTGGACAGCGACAAAGGACCTGAGAACACGAGACAGCCACAGGGCATTAGACGGTGAGGAAGTACCGTTTAACATGGCGTACTCAAACGGTCTTATGTATCCGGGTGACCCAAGCGGAATCCCGGCGGAAGTTTATAACTGTCGATGCACGCAACGAACTGCACTGCCTACCGAACTGGCACAACCGCGAATGATACGTGTCAGAAACCCAGAAACAGGCAGAAACGAAGTCGTAGAAGACATGACCTACTACGAATGGTTGGCAACGCAAAGGGGGCAAATATAATGGCGGATATTGATGTTGTGAGCCATGTGGACGAAGTAATACTCAAGACCACGATGGCACTTGCAAGGGCATTAGAACAGGCAGGAGCCGCCGCAGAGGGGCACGCAAAAGACCTTTGCCCGGTCGATACGGGCGCATTGAGAAATAGTATTACGCATCAGACTAACTTGGAAAATCTCACGGAAACAATAGGTAGCAACGAAGAATACGCCGCCTATGTAGAACTGGGAACTGGTGTGTACTACAAAGGGGGACGAAAGACCCCGTGGACTTATCAGGACGATAAGGGGCAGTGGCATATTACAAACGGTCAGAGAGCACAACCGTATTTAAAACCGGCGGCGGCAAATTACGCAAAAGAATACACAGCAATCATTGCAGACGAATTAAAAGGAGCGATGGGATAATGGACAGATTGTCTTTACTCGTCAAGGCAAAAGAAACAGCAGAGTATTTTGTTGATAAAAAATTTAAATACTCTCAAGGCGTGGCGAATAGCTGGGCGGGTGCAAAGAAGAAAAAGGTAAGTAATTGTGCGTCATATGTATGCTATTGCCTACAGCAGTTAGGCATCCTCAAACCGGGACAACTGTTTTATTGCAACAAGAACGGAACAGTTGTCTATAAGGGCGCAGGAACAAAAGCGGCTATATCAAAACGATATAGATTGATAAAAGTAAATAAATTACCCCGGGATTATAAAAACAAATTAAAACCGGGAGACGTTTGCTTTTACCGCCTGCATACCAATATTTTCGCAGGAATAAACGAGAGAAATAAAATGGTCTGGTGGGATGCCGGAAAGGCTAGCACTAACACAGGAAAAGCAGGCGGAACATATAAAAAAATACACAGAGTTATCAATGGAAATCAGAAGATTTTATATGTGTTGAGATGGAGGTAAAAAATGAAAAAATTATTTATTAGTCAGCCGATGAAAGGTAAATCAGATGAGGAAATCTTAAAAGAGAGAGAAAACGCAATTAAAAGCGCAGAAAAACTGTTAGGGGAGCCAGTAGAGATTATTGATTCGTTTTTCCAGACAGCTCCTGCCGATGCCAGACCACTTTGGTTTCTAGGAAAATCGCTTGAATTATTATCAACTGCCGATATTGCATATTTTGCAAAGGGATGGGAAAAGGCGAGAGGATGCAAGATTGAAAACGCCTGCGCCATTGAGTACGGGATTACAGTGATCGAAGATTATAAAGGAGAAAAATATGGCACAGAAAAAAATTATTGACGTGTCGACATACAACGGCACAATCGACTGGAAGAAAGTAAAGAAATACGGTTGTGATGGTGCGATCATTAAGATTATCCGCAAGGATTTAGGCAAAGATAAAAAATTTGAAGAGAACTATAAAAAATGTGAGGAGTTAGGCATTCCATGGGGCGTGTATAACTACACATACGCTACTACAGTGGCGAAAGCTAAGTCGGACATGGAGCTTGTGTGTGACATCCTCGACAAGGCCAGCAAAAAGCATTTTAAGTACGGCATTTGGTTTGACATCGAGGATAAAGTGCAGGCAAGGCTAAGTAAAGTAAAGATTGCCGAGATTATCAATGCGGCACAGACTGTCGTTGAGTCAAGAGGCTATAAATTCGGCGTTTACACTGGTAAATCATACTTTGCGGAGCATATTGATAAAAACAAGGTCAAGTGTAAAAACTGGTGGATTGCACGTTATTACAAAGGCTATAACCGCATGGCGTTTAAAGCGACACCAAACAAATCTTATAAACCTGCAAACGTAGATGACCTTATGGCGTGGCAGTATACCAGCTCTGGAGTATTTCCGACCAAGGTTTCAACCGGCAACGGCGGAAAGTTTGATTTAAATATTTTATATCATGGCTTCCCAGCGGTGGCACAGAAGGAAGAAACAACAAAAAAGGTTAAATACACCGGGAAACTCCCCGAATTGCCGCCACGAGGCTATTACACGTTTTTAGACGGTATTACAGTGTTAAAAGGCGCAAGAGGGGAAATTGAAAAATTGCAGAAGTTTTTAAACTGGGCTATCGGCTCAAAATTAGAAACTGACGGCAAATATGGAGAAAAGACAGAAGATGCAGTTAGTATTTTCCAGTCTAAATGTAAATTAAAAATTGACGGCAAATTTGGGGCGAAATCCCTTAAAGCTGCAAAATTATTTAGTAAGTAATCACGAAGTACTGTGATTTACATATAAAGTCATTTAGGGAAAGAAATCCCTCAAAGAAAAGGAGTAATCAAATGGCATTAACAAGAGCTTTTTTAAAAAGCATGGCACTTACAGACGAGCAGGTTTCCGCGATTATCGAAGAACACTCTGCAACCGTTACGGGTCTCAAGAACGAGATTAGTAAATACAAAGAGGACGCAGAGAAAGTCCCAGACCTCCAGAAGAAATTGAAGGACTATGAAAAGGACGACTGGAAAGGCAAGTATGAGAAAGAACACGCAGGTTTTGAGAGCTACAAAGCCGAGCAGGACAAGAAGGCATCGTACGATGCGAAAGAAGCCGCATACAAAAAGATGCTTGAAGATTCCGGCGTGTCCAGTAAAGTAATTGGCCTTGCATTAAAAGCGTCAAAAGAAACTATTGATAATTTAAAAATCGGAACTGACGGGAAATTTGAGAACGCAACAGAGGTAGAAAAAGGCATCAAAGAATCGTATGCCGATTATATTACAACCGAAACGACTCAAGGCGCTAACGTATCAAATCCACCGGGAGGAGAACCGGGGAAAATGACCAAGAAAGAAATCATGGAAATTAAAGATGCGGGCGAACGTCAGAAAGCGATTGCGGAAAATCACGAACTTTTCGGATTTTGAAAGGAGTAGACAATGGCAGGAGTAACCACTAGCACTGTGTTAAACACAGATAGCGCTCTCAAAGCGAGAGAAATTGATTTTGTAACAAGATTTGATAAAAACTGGGATGCATTAAGAACCATCTTGGGAATCTTTAAGCCTATCAGAAAAGAGCCAGGCACTAGCTTAGTGACCTACGAAGCGCAGATGAAGGATGAAGCCTTACAGGGCGGCGCAAGTGTGGGTGAGGGAGAGGCAATCCCTTTTACACAGTTTAAAGTTGTGGAAAGCAAGAAAGAAGATATTGTTGTAGAAAAATACGCTAAATCTTTATCTCTTGAATCTGTGTCAAAATGGGGCGCAACAGTCGCAATTGAAAAGACAGATGATGCCTTTATGGTCGAGCTGCAGAACAAGGTTTTAAAAGACTTTTACACGTTTTTAAAAACAGGAACATTAAAAGGAACACAGAAAAAATGGCAGAAAGCACTTGCGATCGCAAAAGGTGCTGTACTCAATAAATTCGCAGGAATGAACAGAAATGTAACCGAAGTCGTAGGATTTGCAAACGTAATGGATTTTTACGATTGGTTAGGAGATAAAGAGATTACTGTGCAGACAATGTTTGGTTTACAGTATATCAAAGACTTCTTCGGCTTCTCCACATTGTTCCTCCTCCCTGACGACTATATTCCGGCAAAAACCGTCATCGCAACACCGGTGGAAAATATTGATTTATATTATATTGATCCAGGCGACAGCGATTTCAAAAAGCTTGGACTTGACTACACGACATCTGGCGAAACAAATCTGATTGGATTCCACGCAGGCGGCAACTATACAAACGCCACAGGCGAAACATACGCCATTATGGGGATGAAACTGTGGGCAGAATACCTTGACGGTGTTTGCGTAGTTACTGTCGGAACTACAGAAACTATCCCGGAAGTATCAAGCGCCGTTTCGAAAGCAAGTTCGAACGGAAAATAAAAGGGGATGATTGAGTGCTTTATGAAATCATGAATCACATTCACAATTTCTTCCCGGTCAAAGGGGCGGCAATCACGGGAGAAATAACAATCGGAGATTGGATTTTTGACACGCTTAATTTTGATGTAGGCGTGACAGAAGATACTAAAGACCTGCGTTATTCTACTACCGCGATTCGCCTCCCGCTACAAGATGGGCAGTACTATTTAGTAAGCGGCTCTATCTTTAATGACGGGGTTTATCAGTACCACAAAGGCAATACTGCTCCGTTACAGGAGGAGACTTTTAACGGCGTAGTTGTTCCGCTGGCTATCCCCAAACCGTTTTTGTCACTGGTGGACGAAATCAGCGAGTGGCAGGCGAAAAACGGCAATTTAGGAGCGTATCAGTCGGAATCGTTTGGCGGATATTCGTACAGCAGGGCAACAAACAGTAAAGGCGAGACCTACACGTGGCAAGATGCCTTTAGGGCACGCCTGAACCCATGGAGGAAAATGGCATGAGCTTAATCAATGAATTTTTACAAGATTGCATACTCATGGATAAAAAGCGTACTTCTGACGGCGAGGGTGGATTTATCACCGAGTGGGTGGAAGGTGCTAAAATACAGGCGGCAATAATCCAAGATACCTCTATGTCTGCCAGGGTGGCAGAGAAAGAGGGTGTAACAGCAACATATACAATTACTACAGCTAAAACAGTAAAGCTAGACTATCATGATGTATTAAAAACAAAAGACGGAAAAATTTTTAGAGTTACATCAAATGCAGGAGAAAAAGAAACCCCTGCGTCGTCTAATTTAGACATAGCACAGGTCCCGGCGGAGAAGTGGGAGTTAACGTCATGACCCCAACAGCGGCACTGTATCAATTTTGGTCATCCTTCGGCATAACTGCATATCCGTCTAACAGGGTGCCGGAAGATACCGCATTTCCTTTTATCACATACGAACCAATTATAGCAAATTGGTGGACAGGTGCGGCCGCCGCTAGCGTCGTAAATGTCTGGTACCACACAGAATCTGAGGCAGTCCCAAATAAAAAGGCGAAAGAAATCAGTGACAGATTGCAAGGAGGAACCACGGTCAAGTGCGATGATGGAATCATTTTTCTGTCGCAAGACCAGCCTTGGACTCCTTTAGTCGATGAAGCTGACTCGTCAATAGTACGCAGATACACAGTAATAACTATGCAATTTATAACTATTTAATGAGGTGAGCAAATGAAGTATACGCAGGTACCTTCTGACCTTTTCAAAAAAATACAGATTAACGCCGGTATTATTGTATCAGCTTTTGAGCCGGAAACAGGTGCAATAACAGCAACTAACATCCTCATGGCAACCAGCGGCGGTTGTAGCTTTAGCGCGGAGCCATCCTTTACGGATTTCGGGGAAGACATTGATAATGTGCCTAAAAACACGATGGAACTCAAGGAAATCGAATCTATCGAAGTAAAATTATCAGGCACAGCCGTTACAATGGATACCGCACAGGCTAAAAGTTTTATGGCGGCGGCAGACGTAGCGGGAAACAAAGTAACACCAAGGGCAGATTTAAAGGCAGAAGATTTTAAGGATATTTGGTGGATTGGCGACTATTCGGACGAAAATTCCGGGGATTCCGCCGGATTTATCGCAATCAAAATTATGAATGCACTCTCAACGGGCGGATTTAAGATTAAATCAGATGATAAATCCAAAGGAAATTTTGATTTCGAATACACAGGACATTACAGCATTAAGAACGCAGAGACAGTACCTTACGAGGTTTATATCAAAACAGGCGAAGCGGCGTAGGAGGTAAAGCATGAAATTATCAGAATTAACAGCAGAACAGGGTTTAGAAGCCATTGCGAACTCCCTCGAACATATCGGTAACATTGCAGACGATGATGATGCGCTCAGCCTGTGCCAGAAGCTTGTACCGCAGGAAGGGGAGAAATATATCAAAGTCTTTGCTAGGGGTGCTAAAACAGCTCCTAGGCTGTTAAAAACACACAAAGATGATGTAATTGGAATCTTAGCAGCGTTTGAATTGCAGAGTGTTGAGGAATACAAGAAAAAGCATAAATTAATGGACGTTATCAAAGGCATGGTTGACCTCATCAATGAGCCGGAGGTACGTCAGCTTTTTTTCTCAGCGCCAACAAGCGCAGCAGAAGAACCCTCTGGCGATGCGCAGGAGAATACAGAGGAAGAAGCGTAAAGGGATTCTTGCTGTACGTCAAGGCTAAGATTTTAGACGACACAGAGGAATTAATTTACAAACGATACATGGCCGATGGGCTGAAATATGTAACCGAAAGCATTTCGCAGGCGTTCGGTGGGAAATATCTCTATGTATCATTTTTTGATTTAATTAATAGCGATAAAAAGCAAACAGTAACAAAGACTGGCGAAGAAATAGCCGCGGACGTCATTAAAAAAGCCGGATTGGTGGTGATGAGTGATTGAATGTGATGGAATTGTTTGTCACTCTGGCAATCAAAGACACCGCATATAAGCAGGGGCTGAAAGACGCAGAAGGTAACGCCAGCTCGTCCGCATCAAAAATTGGCGGGGCATTTAAAGCGGTCGGGAAAGTAGCTAAAACAGCTATGGTGGCCGGCTCTGCTGCCGCCGTTGCATTTACAAAAACATCAATAGATGCCGGAATGAATTTTGATACTGCAATGTCTCAGGTAGCAGCTACCATGGGAACAACCGTAGACAAAATAGGGAACGTCAAAGCCAAGGCTGAGGAAATGGGGCGCACAACAAAGTACACCGCAACGGAAGCGGCGGAAGGAATGAATATCCTTGCTCAGGCTGGCTTGTCGGCGGATGAGCAGATTAGCGGTATCGGAACGGTACTTAACCTTGCCTCTGCCGGTGCTATGAGTCTGGAAGAATCGGCATCATATACTGCCGGAGCTGTAAAAGGCTTTGGTGACTCGATGAGTAACGCATCTTACTATGCCGATTTGATGGCAAAGGGTGCTACTCTTGCTAATACGGACGTAAGAGGCCTTGGAGAGGCTTTTTCCGGTTCTGCTGCCACAGCGAAAAACTACGGTCAAGCGGCGGACAGTGTCACGCTTTCCTTACTTCGCTTGGCAGAGCAGAACGTGACAGGCTCCGAGGCATCTACGGCATTAAATAGGGCAATGGCGGACTTATATACTCCGACTGATGATGCATCAAAAGCTTTAGATCAGTTAGGTGTATCCGCCTATAAGTCAAACGGCGAGGCAAAAGATTTTAACGACCTCGTAGACGAGCTTAATGGCTCTTTGCAGGGTATGACAGCGGAACAAAAAAACAATGCTCTTGCAACGATTTTTACAACGCAAGGCTTACAGGCGTTTAATAAAATGACCGCATCGAGTGATGCGACTGTGCAAAAATTTTGGAAAGGAATACAGGATTCCTCCGGCTCCGCGGCACAACAGGCAGCTACGCAGTTAGATAATTTGCAGGGCGACATAACCTTGCTATCTAGCGCCACAGAAGGCCTGCAACTTGCTTTTTACAATACCTTTTCTGGTACTATCCGTGGTGCCATCAAAGGTATAACAAGCGAGGTTAGTGGATTAGCTGAGGCGATGGAATCCGGCGGCATAAGTGGCGCCCTTTCCAAACTGGCGCAAGATGCAATTAATTTTAGCGGTCAGTTGCCGGGGGTGACAAAAATCGGCGGCGACCTCATAAACGGTTTAATTTCGAGCGTTACTCAAAATTCTGGCAGTATTACAACTGCTGTCAGCCAACTGTTAAATAATCTTGCCTCTACGATTTCCACGGGGCTAAATGTATTTACATCGGTCGGAGTTAATTTGCTGACGACTATCGCTAACGGCATGACTCAGGGCATCCCGACCTTTTTGGGGCAGGCGTTGCCGATGCTGACACAATTTACAGAGTCATTGAGGAGCAACGCAGGCAAATTGATAAATGCAGGCCTGGCACTTATCCAGAATATTGCTCAAGGGCTGATTAATTCTATTCCTGTATTGATTGCATATGTACCTACAATCATAACGAATTTGGCTGGCATTATTAACGATAATGCGCCAAAAATCCTTGCAACAGGAGTAACAATCATAACAAATTTAGCGATTGGCTTAGTTCGTGCGATTCCGTTATTAATTGCTAATTTACCGAAGATTATCACAGCAATCGTAAGCGTATTTACAGCGTTTAACTGGTTTTCGCTTGGTAAAAACATTGTTACCGGCATAATAAAAGGGGTCAAAAATCTCCCTTCTCTTTTAAAGGGTGCCGCTAAAAATGCTGTAAACGGATTCAAGGGAGCATTTAAGGGAAATGGTATTTTATCGGCTGTAAAAGGAGCATTTACTAAGATACCATCGGCTGTTAAAAGTATCTTTACTAAGGCAGTATCCTTTGTAAAAAGCTTCCCTGGACGGTTTAAGAGCGCCTTAAAGTTTAGCTGGTCTCTTCCACACCTAAACCTACCGCACCTGAGTGTTTCCGGTGGAAAAGCTCCGTTCGGTATTGGGGGAAAGGGTTCCCTGCCATCATTCCACATTAGCTGGTATAAAAAAGCCATGGAAAGCCCATATGTATTTTCTGATGCCACCTTGTTTGGAGCAGGAGAAGCAGGAGACGAGATGCTGTACGGTCGTAGCAGACTGATGAACGATATCAAAGAGGCAACACAGGGAACGAAAAACGATGTAACTATTAATGTAACTGTAAACGGTGCAGATAACCCGGAAGAATGGGGAAGAAGAATGGCAAGTGAGCTTAGAAGGCAGGTGAAAATGGCATAATGGCAAAGAAAAAGAAAAAGTCTGCTGCTCCTAGCGGTCTGTCTATATCGAGAGACGGTTTGAAATTTACAATATCTTGGAAAATACCGGCGAAAAAATATGAGGATGGACAGTGGCTATGGTATCGTCTACATACAAAAAACGCCGGTGCTTCTAAATGGGATTGGACAAAGTGGAAGAAAATAAATGTAGGAAAATCAGCAACCAAAAAAACGGTAGCACTTAATGCAAAAAATTATTATCCTGTCTCATCAAAATTATTAAACGCGATAGAATTTAAGGTAAAGGGCAAAACAAAAAGTGATAAAAAGCATACCTATACAGCCGCACATTCCACAAAGACATTTACCATTTATGCACCAAATGCCCCTTCCGTTTCTTATTCTCTTGATGATACTGGCGCAAATAAAGGTACATTTACTTGGAATACCTCATACGAGGCAAATGATGCAAGGCATTTTGCAAGGACGCAGGTACAGACCGCATTAATGACAAACTATAAGGGCGCCATTGCAAACGCTCGCTTTACCAATGCATCCTATACGGGAGCGTCTGGCACATGGGCGATAACAGAGGATGGTTCCCCGACACAAAACAAGACATTTTGCCGTATTGTAAGGGCAAAATCGAGAGGGTGTGCCGGAGATTCCGGTTGGAGCTATGCATACCATTATTACAGCATCCCAGAGCGTCCAAATATACAGAGTACAGGGAGCAAAGAGATAGGCTCCTCTAGCCGCTACGTATGGGCAAACTGGGTGCAGGCATCGCCGCGGGACCGCCCTGTGGATTCTATGGAGTTACAATATGCCATAGACACGCCGGAAAGCGGAGAGAGGTATACCGGCACATCATGGAGTACAGGAGTAACTGTTGCGTACCATGATTATACGGTGTCAGCAGATTTTAACACAGACGATGGCATAGCGGAAGACCAGATTATGTGGACAAGAGTGCAAAGTACGCACGATAAAAAATATGCATACTCTGAGCCACGAGTAGCGGCGCGAGGGGCTTTAAAATCCCCGTCATTTGATACGGTATCGGCAACGGGAACAACGCTTACCATCAATAGCGTTGAGCGAAATACAGAGGTTCCTGACGCCAAAACAGCAATCTGGATGAAAATAGACAACGAGGAAAAAGGCATTATTGCGGTCACCGACAAAGAGGGTACAATCACAGTTACGTGTCCGGACGTTTCCGGCGGCGCTGAATACCAGATTGCCCTCAAGAATTTTACCGGAACTTCCACACCTCAAAATGGAGCGACTGGCACTACCTACAAACTTAGCCCTCTCATGCAGTCTGGGTGGATTTATTCGGAAACAAGAAAGATTGCAGTCCCACCGAAAAATATAACTGCAATGGCGGTGGCATCTGATACCGTGGAACTAACATGGGATTGGTCGTGGAAAAATGCGGATGCGGCTACCGTTGCGTGGGCAGACCACGAGGACGCATGGATTAGTACGGAAGCCCCAACTACTTATGACGTGGAGGACAGGGAAACCACGTGGCATATCGGGTCCCTAGAATCGGCAAAAACATATTATTTCCGCGTAAGATTGCGGGATACGTCCGGGGATGAGGAAGTGTTATCTCCTTGGTCTGATACGGTTTCCGTATCTCTGAGTGAGACCCCAACAACTCCTACGCTTGCAACGACAGAAAATTATCTTGCCCTGGACGATACAGTTATTTGCAGTGTTGGCTACACCGGAAACAGCAAAGCTAGCATAAAAATAGCGGAAGCGGTTAACGATGAGCCGGTTAAAGGCAAAGATGGAAACGTCGTTGTTTTAATGATGTCTTCCGGCATGGAGACATTATCGGAAACTATTGAAAACATTAATAAAATCTATACTGCAAGTGGTCTTTTGAGTAATCTGTGGAATGTAGGAGAAATCCATTATTTAAAAGCAATGGTTACAGCACAGGGAGGCAAGGAAGGTGCATGGTCAGATTCTGTGGCTGTTGAAATTGTTTCAAAACCTGCAATAGACAGCGTTACAACAAATCTTGTTTCGGAAGCAACAGCATATAATTCTGACGATGTTACCACGGAAACGACCGACCAGACAGTGCCGGAATCATCGGAAGGCACAACAAATTATTTGGAGCAGCTGCCATTAACGATAGCCCCGTCCTTCGGGGATTCTGCTGGCACAGCAAAAGTAACGATTGTCAGGGACGAGGATTATTATATTCTGCGCCCGGACGGATTAAAGGAACAGCATTTTGCCGGCGAAATTATTGCCAGTTTTACCGGTAGCGAAACAGATAACTACAGTATTGCCTTGGGCGACCTGATCGGGCAGATGGATGACGGTGCAAGGTACAGCATACAGATTGCATTTACAGATATTTATGACCATGTAGCAGAAAAAAAGATACCGTTTGTTGTGCGGTGGAAACATCAGCCGGAAGTACCAACGGCCACTGTAAATACGATTGCAGACAACAAAACAGCGAGTATTGTCGTTGCTAAACCAACTACATATGCTGATGGGGATACATTTGACCTATACCGGATGAGTGTAGACAGAGCGGAATTGATTCTGGAAAATGGGGTTTATGGCCAGAAATATGTTGACCCGTACCCGGCGCTAAATGAGTACGGCGGCATACTGGTTGTAAATAAAACCGCCAACGGTGACTATATAACGTCAGATAGTTCGTTTGCATGGTTATATAGCGATTTTTCCATCGAATATAAAAAGGCAATCATTGATTTTGACGGTGAATCTATCGAAATCCAGTATAACATTGACTGTGATAATTCGTGGGATAAAGATTTTGAGAGGACAGTATACCTTGGGGGCTCTGTGCAAGGCGATTGGAACCCTGCGATCACTCGCGATTTAAAAATTGATGCAGTAAGTATCTCACTGACAGAACCAACGATGATTGAGCAAATGAGACGGCTCGCAACGTATCCCGGAATATGTCACGTTAGGACACCAGATGGTTCATCGTTTTCCTGCGATATACAGGTGTCGGAGAAAAAAGACCACGATAATAAAATGAGGACAGATTTCTCATTAACGATAAAAAAAGTGGATTCGGAAGAACTGGATGCTGTGACGGAAGAGCAGTGGAGCGCAGAGCATCCTAATGAGGTGGCGTGATGGATTGGAGCAAAGGATTTTCAGCAAGATATATTTTGACAACGGTTGACCCCAAGACGTGGACAGACCGTCAAGAATTTGAATTTACCGAAGGTAGCATTGACCGGGACGGCACATCGGATTTAAGGGAATCTGCCTCTGTCACAATGACAGAAAAGATAACAGACAATGAGTGCTGGGTCCGTATTTACCTGCAAGCCAAACAGGGAGGGTCAGGAGCAAAAGTGGCACTGTTTACTGGTCTGACTGCCTTTCCGGAAAGAAAACTTGATGGTGTTAGGGAAACTTATAGTATTGACTGCTATTCCGTTCTCAAGCCGGCAGATGATGTAATTCTGCCACGTGGTTATTATGCACCAGCCGGTAGCGGAGCAAAACAAATTAAAAATCTGCTTAATGATTGCATCCCTGCCCCCGTATATGTCGAGGGAACATCGCCGATAACTACAGATAACATTGTTGCGGAAGATGGGGAAACAAGGCTCACAATGGCACTGCATATTTTAGACGCTATTGGTTGGCGGATGCGAATACTTGGTGATGGAAGTATTGTTATCTGTGCAAATGATAATAATAGCAGTCTTACAGTGGGAATTAACGCAAACGACATCATGGAGTGTGACGTAACAGACACATTTAACTGGTATGATACACCAAACTGTTTTATGGCAATACATGACGATTACGGCGCAGCCATCGCGCGGGACGACAGTCCGGACAGTTATTTATCAACCGTCAGTCGGGGTAGAGAGGTGTGGAAATCGGAAACAGGTGTTGAATTATCCTCCGGGGAAAATATAGCGGCTTATGCCGTTAGAAAACTAAAAGAATTGCAGAATCCTGCCAGAACGATACAGTACAGCCGGCGATTTTTCGAGGACGTTCTTTTAGGAGATGTAGTCTTTTTGAATTATCCGAGACATGGCCTTACTGGAAAATTCAGAATAATATCACAAACCTTGTCGCTTGAACACGGATGCCGGACAAAGGAAGAGGTAGAGAGCATTGAATGATTTTATAAAAGAGATTGCCTCGGCAATGAAAGAAAGCAAAACAAAGCCTTACGACACGGTTGCAAAAGTCCTTCGCGTTGACGAAAAAACGGCATATGTCCACATTGACGGTGGAGCAGATGAAACCCCCGCACAGATGGCGATTAATTGCAAGACAGGTGACACAGTAAAAATCCGTGTCAGCGGCGGAAAAGCATGGTTAACAGGAAACATTACAGCACCACCTACGGATGACTCTGTTGCAATTAAAGCGAATAAGACAGCTACTAAGGTAAAGAAATCCTACGAGAACTTTAAAGATGTTACTGAGGAAAACTTTAGCAGTCAGGAAGACAAGATATCAGAGGCTGCTAAAGTTGCAACTAACTTCATGAAATATATCGAAGGACTTGGATTAGTTGTCGGTGATATGCGAGGAAATACGCTTGGACAGAACGCGTTACTTGACGCAAATGGAATGTGTGTACGCAACAATAATAGTGAAATTGTACGATTTGGAATTACAGATATTAAGGTAGTAAATGAAGATGGAGACCCTATTTATAATGGTACTGGTTCTGTTGTAAAGTCACAAAACAACATTGTTGTATCAACACAGCAAACAAAAGATGCAGGCAATACTAACGTCGGTGGTAAAGCTGCACTTGAATTATATTATGATAGTGCAAAAGATAATATGGGTCTCTCGTTATCTGTAAAAAGTGGAACATCCTATACTGATTTGTACGAAAGCATTGGAAATGGGATATATGCTGATAACTCTAATACAAAGATTGTGTCTTCAGACGTAATAAAGTTGGATGCAGGGAGAATATATTTATCCACCTATTTAGGGACTTGGAGACCATATTTTTGCGCTGGCGATTCGATCAGTACAACTTTTGGTACTGCTGGATATATTACGAGTTCCGGCAAGGATGTCATTTTTATAATTCCATTATCAAAACCAATAATTGGGAACCCGACGGTAACAGTAACAAGTGTGGAAGGGCTTATGGTCCGACAAAATAATAAGTATTTGTATGGTGGCTCATCAAAAAAATATGTCAAACCTAGCAAATATACTGTACACTCAACGCTTAGTGGAGGCTGCATCCATGTATTTGCAACAATGCCAAATACCACAGATGTTACAAACAATAGCCCTTGCGGCATCTATGCTAATATTAAGATAACATTCTCATAGGAGGAATAAAATTGGCTTTAAAAAAAGAAATTCGTCAAAGCGACGGCGTAGTTACTAATTATCACAGAATATTATATATTCAGTCTACAATCAACAGTCATGATTCAATAGCTGTAGTATCTTATGTAGATGAGATTGGTAGAGCTATGGAAAGCAACGGTGACAGACCGTACAGAGCCGCTGTTACATATGAGAAAGAGTATGAAGAGAATATGACTATTGAAGATGCTTATAAGTATCTCAAAACACTTCCAGATTACGAAGATGCAGAGGATATCTGATACAATTTATGCATAAGGAGGCGAAAGCATGATAGCTAGTGGAACAATAATTATTGATGGACAGACATACCGCAAAGGAGATGTTATACACGATTTAGGCAGCTGGGATTGCATAGATACGGACGGAAGTAAGCGGTATTACTGGGGGAAGTCTTCTGAAGTAGACAAATTACCTCATTATGTTGCAAGTGGTTCGACGGCGTTATGCGTAGACACGGGGGAATTATATGGCTTTTATGCACCTGATAGCAAGTGGTTTTTACTTTAGGGAGGTGTAGAGCATGAGAAAAAGCGGCTTAACGGGAGATGAGGCGTATATACTCTCAAAACGTAGGGGAACAACAGAAGACCTTGGCCCGCTAAAGAAAGAAATTGGTAAGCTAAAGGAAGCTTTAATTAATTTATAAAAACAAAAGAAAAATAATTTTTAAGGAGGAATGGAGATGGTAGATATTATGTTACCTTTAACAACTTGTATTTTTGTAGTTTTTGACTTAGCTAGCGGTGGAGTAGCCGCCTGTGCCAACCACAAGTGGAAATCCTCAGAAATGAGAAAAGGATTGTATCATAAATTTGGCTCCATTATGCTTGTGGTGCTTGCGTATCTTATCGACTACGCCCAGAAATATGTGGACCTAGGCTTCCAGGTACCTATTGCCGCAGGCGTGTGCGTTTACATCATTTTGATGGAACTTGGTTCTATCGTGGAGAATATCGGCAAAATTAACCCTGATTTGCTCCCGGACAAGGTTAGAGCAATTTTAGGACTGGACAAAACAAAATAAATTTACGTAATTTTTGCGTGTTTGAGGTGATGCAGTGAACAGAAGTTTGATAAAAAAACTCTGGAAATTAGGCGATAAACAATTTATTGATTACGCCTTGTCATGTGCCCGCTTAACTTTGCGGGAGCGTGAAACTGTACAGTACTTGCTTTTTGACGGATTAACGCAGGAGCAAGCCGCCGAGAAAATGGATATAAGCACGAGAGGATTACAAGGGCTGTGGAGTTGTGCCGTAGAAAAAATTTTGTTAGTTCCTGGCACAATCCCGTACATAAACAGCCTTTAAGAAACTAAAGACAACTAAAAATCATGCGAGAAATAAGCGCGTTGCCTTCGTGGTGGCACGCTTATTTTTTTGCGATAATAAAACTATAAGGAGGGCAAAAAATGTATCAATATTGGAATCCTAACCCAGCGGCGGCAAAAGTGGGAGATTGTACTGTGCGTGCTATCTCAAAGGCTATGGGTCAGACGTGGGAAGAAACATATATACAGCTTGCACTGTACGGCTTGATGCTATCAGATATGCCCTCGGCTAACGCAGTGTGGGGCGCATACCTCAAAGATAATGGATTTAGCCGTTATATAATCCCGGACGAATATATGACCTGTACCGTCTCGGAATTTGCAAACAACCACCCAGAAGGGGTTTATATTTTAGCACTGTCAGGGCACGTTATAGCGGTAATTGACGGCAATTACTACGATACGTGGGACAGTGGAGCAATGACACCTATCTACTATTGGAGGGAAGGAGGAAAATAAATGTTCGGTTATCCACAATATCCACAACAGTATCCACAGTATCCGCAATATCCACAACCGGATTATCTTGACCAACTCAACCGACTAAAACAGCAGCAGGCACCACCCCAACAAATGCAACAGCAGACCAACCCCGATGAGCGGATTTGGGTGCAGGGGCAGGGCGCGGCGGAGGCGTATTTAGTGGCACCAAATTCTTTTGTTCGCCTGTGGGACAGCCAAGCACCGATTTTTTATGAAAAAAGAGCGGACCAGACGGGCAGACCGTTTTTAGAGGTGTTTGAATATAAGCGAAAAGGCACAGATTCGCCCACAGCGGAGCTTTCACAGTCTAGCCAACCAATTAACTACGAGGAACGCTTAAATGCCTTAGAAAGGCAAATGGAGACGTTAAGAAGGAGGGTATTGAATGAATCTCAATCCAATGCAGATGATACAGCAGTTTCAACAGTTCAGACAGCAGTTTCAGGGGGACCCGAAGCAGGAAGTGCAAAACCTGCTAAATAGCGGACAAATGAGCCAGCAACAGTATAACCAGTTGCAGGGTATGGCAACACAGTTTCAAAACCTTTTAAAGGGTTTTAAATAAATAAAAAGGAGTGATTTCATGGGATTAACAACAGACGGAATGAGCCCGGCAGATTTGGCGGCAGTCACAGGCAACAATAACGGCGCATTTGGCGAGGGTAACGGTGCTTGGTGGATTATCATTCTTTTCCTCTTTATCTTCTGCGGATGGGGAAACGGAAATGGATGGAATAACGGTGGCGGAGGTGCGGCAGATAACTATGTATTAGCTTCCGACTTTGCAACCTTACAGCGCCAGATTGATAGCGGCATTTCCTCCCTTGAGCGCAAGGGTGATGCTATCAACACCGGTATTTGTGACGGATTTTATGCAATGAACACCTCTCTGCTCAACGGATTTGCAGGAACAAATAGCACAATCCAGCAGAACGGCTACGATACACGAAATGCAATCCAGCAGGGACAGATTGCAGATATGCAGAGCTTTAACGCTTTGCAGGCACAGTTAGCACAGTGTTGTTGTGATAACAAACAGGCTATCGCAGGCGTTAACTACAATATGGCGATGAATACCAATGCAATCCAGCAGGAAGTTACAAACGGCTTCTGCCAGACAAACTTTAACAACGCAAACAACACAAGAGACATCATTGACAACCAGAATAACAACGCTAGAGCCATTCTCGATGCCCTCACAGCGCAGAGAATCGAAGCTAAGGACGCTAAGATTGCCGAGCAGAATCAGCAGTTATTTGCGGCACAGTTAGCGGCCTCTCAGGCATCACAGAACGAAACCTTAAAGGCGTATATGCAGGGTCAGTTTACTTATTACAATCCTCGACCAGTGCCGGCTTTTCCGGTTTCTGCGCCTTACCAGTATGGCAACTGCGGATGTAATACCGGTTGCGGATGCTAAAATTTTATAATTAGCAGCTTCCTGCGTTGACGGGATTGTTCGGCTTGTGCCGATGATGCTTATAGCGGCGGGGCAATCGTTCCGCCGTTTATTATTAAAAAAGGAGTGATAACGTGGCAGAATTTACTAATAGCAATATCGTAACCGTAGCAGCGGGGCAGAATTTACCGCTCACAGAGACAGCCGTAAAGTGCGGTAGCTGTATTACACACCGGGAGGGGGCAGGAATTGTGACCCTTAGAGGCCTTACAAACCAGTGCAGGGCGCGCTATAAGGTCAGCTTTGGTGCTAATATCGCCATACCTGCCGGTGGAACTGTGGCACCTATTTCTATTGCCCTGGCAATCGCCGGAGAACCATTAAATAGTGCGACAGCAATCGTAACACCTGCGGCGGCAGGCGAATATTTTAATGTATTTACAGCGGCGTTTATTGACGTGCCGCGCGGATGTTGCATAACAATCGCAGTCGAAAATACATCTACGCAGGCAATTAATATAGCCAATAGCAATTTAATCGCCGAGAGAGTAGCGTAAAGGAGGGCGAAAAATGGAATCATTACACAAATTAAAAAAGATGATGTGCAGAGAGCTGGACGAGATTTCGAACAAGGGCGATATGAGCGCCGGGGATTTAGAAGCAGTCCACAAACTGACAGACACAATTAAAAATATTGACAAAATCATGTATCTGGAAGGTGGCAACGAATACAGCCGTGGCGGCGACTGGAACACGTCAGGAAGATACAGTCGCGGGCGTTATCCTGACATGGATTACGACGACTACAGCAACGCTCGTAGAGGTCAGCACTATGTGAGGGGGCATTACTCTTACAACGATGCAAAAATGCAGGTAAAAGAAACTATCAAAGACATGATGCACGACAGTAATCTGTCTAGTACAGATCAGGCAGCACTAGGCAGAGCATTAGCAGAATTAGACCGATAAGAGAAAGGAGTGCCGCAATGATTAATATGGACGAAATTAATGCCGAAATTGCGGCATTAGAGGCAGGAAAAACAACCTACGCCACTTGCGAACGGCTTTCGATTTTATACAATGTACGCAATAATTTAATGAGCAATCAACAACCGAACCAACTATCTTCCAACACATCATACTACTCTTACAGTTCCGAGCCGGATTCTGAATTTAAAGAAATCGCCCGAAACGCAGACTTTGAGCACTTATTACGCGTGCTTGACGAACACATGAAAGCCATCGAAGCAATGTATCCGCGAGAATATCGGTCAGTTTTGCGAAAAATAAAAGAGGGCGCTTGAAACGTCCTCTTTCTTCTTGTATAATATAATTACTTCTCCTTTATTTCTATCATATTTTGTTATACGGTAACTGACCTTAACCTGGTGGTTTCGGCTAGTTACTGTATAACAAAAACTAAAAAAATATAATATCCTCCACGTAAGTGTCGGGGGATATTTTTATTTCTTTTACAATACTTTTCCAAAACACCTGCTTGTCTTGTTCGCCTAACTGCATATACATATCTTTCCAACCGTCAGGAAATCTGCTTTGTATTTTTTTCTTAGTTTCTAGTTCTTCCGTTGCGGCGGTCTGGGATAGTTCTTTTAATTCCTTTGATATAGCCTCATATCTTTCGTCATAGTATTCTTCTGTTATCCTACCTTTTTCAAACATCTTGTTGATTCTTCCCAGCTCACTGGATAATTTTTTCTTTCTCTTTTCCGCATCGTTTCCGCCTGCCTTCACACGACCTTCTGCCCTTAATACATCTAACTGTATTTTTTCTTCGATGTGATCGAGCATATATGTTTCTAATTTCTTTTCTGATCGCGTGTAGGTCTTATGCTTTTGTGCGACAGAGTGGGGGCAGTGATATACTTTGTACTTTTTTCCTTTTTTGCCTATTGCACACCCGGAAAGCCTGCAACCGCAAAGCGGGCATTTCATCAGGCCGGAGAAAATATAAATACGCCTCTTGCAATCCGTCCAAGTTTTTTGACTGGATACCTCGCTAATTTTTTGTGCTTGCTCCTCTGTGATGTACGGCTCACAGTAGTTTTTTACTCCATACATTTCACCGCGATAAGCTGGGCTAGACATAATCTTAACCAACCTCGTTCTGGTTCTTACAAAACCAGGGTATTTACTTAAAATATAGTCTGCGGTTCCTGCTTTCGAGAAAGTCTGGAAATAATGCTCAAACATATCCTCAATTATTCCTCGCGTCTTTTCATCTTTTACAATCTTTTTCCTTTCTATGCGATAACCTACCGGCACTTTTCCGCCAATATATTCCTTGTTGTTCCGCTTAAACTCCATAACAGACCGTATTTTCTCGCTGTCCCTGTCTGCCTCTGCTTGCGCTACAGACAGCATAATATTTACTTTAAATATTCCCTGACTTGTCTCCGTCTCATAATCCTCCCAGATAGCCCTCCAAGGCACTTTACACGCATCAAGGACACTTTGTACCTCATAATACCCTGCAACGGCTCTAAACCACCTGTCAAGGCGTGTGAAGAGTATTATGTCAATCTTACATTGCTTGCAATCCTCAAGTAACTGCAAAAGAGCAGGGCGTTTTGTGTATTTTTTACGTGCAGATATGCCGGCATCGTTATAAACGCCGGCAACCATATAGCCATGCTCCTCGCAATATTTTTCAAGTGCGTCTATCTGCGAATCAACGGACAATCCGCTGTTCTTCTGCTCTTGCGTGCTTACTCGCACGTATAAAGCGGCTCTTTTCATTTATTTCCCTTCCTTCCTTCGTACCTCCGGGGCGGGTATTTATTTGACTTTGTGATAATATTTTGCTATAATATAGTTGTCCGCATATTGTATATGCGTGTGAGTAGAAACTATTTTATTAACTATTAAGTTAATGGAGAAGGAGGCTGTTTTCAGCCTCTTTTTTCTGTGTCTAATAGCATCTGCAAATAATCTTCTCCCACATCCTCATGCGGCATTTCCCACAATTTTTCTGCTGTGTATCCCAGTTTGTGCAATTCATGCACTCTTTGTTTATTTTCTGTTTCCTCGTCATTACAGGCGTACAAAAAATCGTACAAATTAGGAAATCGTTCTCTCAAGGCGGCATGAGTGTTTTTTTCCACTATGTCCGTTATCTTTCTTACTTCGGTTTTTCTGTCAGAGACTAATGCTTCGTGAATTTTTGACAGTGCCCACGAATCTACTTCGTCATGTTTTCCTTGCATCCAAAGTTTAGCACGTCTTTCTCGCAGATCTAGTGCGAGCGATACAAAGAAAGCTTGTTCTGTTTTCTCTTTGAGTTCGCAAAAGTCCTCTTTTGCAGTTCCCGTAGATTCATTTTTCTTCAAAAAATCCAACATTTCTTTTTTTGCTCTTTCTGCTTCTTTCATCATTTTTTTCTCCTCATTATTAAAAAGTTTCCATCAATTTAGAGCTTACAAGACTAGCATAATCATCAGCTAATTTTTCTTTTGCCATATAGTTTCCGAAGCAAATTTCAGCCCTGTAATTTTCTTTAGCAGTTAAGAAAAGATTAATAAACCACTTAGCCTCGCTTACTTTTTCAATGTCAACCAGATTTTTTTCTCTGATTGATGCCAGATAATTGTTTTCACTTTCTTTGTATCTCCTCTCTTGATTTAATTCGATTATACACGATAATGTCTATTATGTCAAGAGAAAAATACACGAAAATATATTATTTTTTATACTCCACGATGTCGCACACCTGACAGTCCAATTTCTCGCACAAATACATAATTGTATCTATATTCACGTTTCTATCGTGTCGCAACTTATTAACCAGCGCCGGGGAAAGATTAAAACTTTCCTTATCTAATAGGTTGGAACGCTTTAACCCTCTGCGTTCTAACGTGTCCCATAAATTACTATATGAGATACTACCTTTATATATGTTACTTCTTTTTCTTGCTTGTGTTTCCATTTTGAAACCTCCTTTAATCGTTATAAATATATAGTACAT